CCTAGACCACACTTGACGGTTGCAGCGAGAGCAGCATTCAGGACGATAGCTCCAGCACCAACGTTGACATTAAACATTCCAGTAGTAACGTTACAGTTGTATCCTGTAGCACCAAACGTTCCAGAATAAGGACCAGCGGGATTGACAATAGTATATCTAGGAATAGCATCAGCACCAGAAGTTGAAGGTGTCATAACTGTTTCAACAGATCCACCAACAAATCTACGAATACCAGACAATGCTTTAGGAATAGGTGATGGTGGCATATTGATCATCTCCACCAAGTGAGGTGTAACAATCTCAATAGAGTTATCACCACTGAAGATCTGTTCCGCAGCACTTCTACTCTGTTGTGATGCAGAGTTTTCGTACATACTACCAGTAACCTTTGTAGAAGTAGATGCGATGTTCGCTTCAGCACCCTGCAATTCAAACTTAGCACCAACGGTGTTTATATCAACGTCGGAACCAAATCTGATAGTATGCTTCTGTACTTTGTCGTTCTTCTTCTCACCATTGTTATCAACAACTTTGGGAGCACCTTCTGCACCAAGGAAGAAACCACCACCAACTTCAATGTGACAATCTCCAGTTACTTTTAGGAAGTAATCACCTTCAATGTTTCTAACACAATCACCATCAACAACAGAACAATTGTCTCCGTGTGTTTCTTCTGTGTAGTTACCAGCATAAGAAGTATGATCTGCAACCAGTGAACCGTTATCACCTTTCTCTGGTGATCCTTTATTTTGTGATTTAGCGTATGTTTTTACTTTCTCTTCAATCTGTTCATCTGTTAGATCAGGATTTGCCTCACGAATAGTTTTTCTAGCAACATATTCAGCATATAAACTTTGATTCAACTTAACAGATGTTCTAGTTGTTCCACTAGCATCCTTGTGAATACTTGCTTGTCTGCCAGGTGTACCAACAAACATGTCATAAGATCCATCAAGGAATGTTTTTGCAGCAGTCAAGAAAGGATCTGCATCATTAAAGACGCTATCTAAAAGACTACCTGCTCTACTATTTCCACCACACTCACCTCTAGATTGACCTCGTATCTTATTAATTTCTGCTAATTCTTCAGGAGTACAATGTGTAACACCAAACAAAGGATACCAACCAACAGTATCAACACCACCATCAGCAGATCGACCACATCCGCTACCGATGAACTTAATGAACATAGCAATCAGACCAGTGATTGAAGTGATTCCTTTCGTAAAGAGGTCTGTGCCTGCTTCAAAGATTTCACTACCTTTTTGCCATGCATCGATAATATCTTTTGCTTTACCAACACCATCAACGATTGTCTTTACAGTATCAACAACCTTCAGAACTGTATCGAGAAGACCTTGAACCTGACAAATAACTCTATCGATAGCAGTTTGTACACCCTGCATAACGAAAGTTGCTTTGTCAATCAAACCATCTAAGACACCTTCAAGAAGACCCAAGATACTTCCAACAGGATCAGCGATGAAACCCAACAGTTGATTGTCGATCATGCAGAGAGATTTAAGGATCGTCGTAACCGCCTGTTGAATTACCGTGAAGACCACGAAAGGAGCACCAGTTGCACCACCAAGAATATTGACAAGTTCTAACTGTTCTGCAAGGTTTGCCAAAGATTGTCGCATCGCAGATACAACCTGAGTAAATACCGCACTCAAGAAGTTCTGAATCTTTGCAGTCAATGCCTTTGCACTAACAAGTTTACCTGTAACAACATCAAGGAAGTCACCATCTTCTGCTTTAATCAGTGTTCCAGCATGGTCAGCAAGATCTTCTAAGAGATAAGATAACTTATACTCTAGAGTTTTCCATGGACCAGCGACTCCATTAGCAGCAGGAATTGGTTTATCTGGTTGTCTAGGTTTGTTTGGATTACCACCACTACCATTCAATAGATTACCTATGTTAGCAGGAGATCCAGCACCAGCAACCTCACCATCGTTGCCATCAGCATCTTTGCCTGGTAGAGAAACAGTATTGTCTGCTTTTGGTCTATAGAAACCCTCCTCTTTGGTAGTTGCCATAGTTGCATTCGGGTTCATAGGATGAACTGTTGCAACGTTTGGTGCAATACCAGGTTCCATTTTTTCACCAGTAAAGGCGAAAATTTTCTTCTCCTGAGTATCTGCAGATTTTTTGACTCGCATGACACCCATCACAATAGGCATCTGTGCTGCTTCTCCATCCATGAAGAAACCCATGACAATAGCGCCTGGTTGTAATTGACCAGAACTTTCACCTTGTCCATCATTACCTGGTTGAGAGGTATGCTGTAATACAGTTGCCCAAGGAAGATATTCAGTTGGTAAATCGTTCGTAGTGCTACCACGAACATTAGTGTAATATCCAAGAACACGAACCTTGACGCGACCCAATCTCATTGGATCTTCGTTGTCCTCAACTTCACCAACCCACCAGAAAAATCCGTCTTTACCGACGAAATTTACTGTAGGTTCATTAATAATACCGTCAATAGTTTGCATCTATCAATTTGTATTTTGACTATTTATCGGAATTTCCGAAACCAGAATTATATAGGTCGAAATCACGTCTGGTCAAAGGTGCCGACTTGAGACCTGCTTGATAACTTCTAGCAACATCTTCACCCATGATATTGAAAGATACAATCAGTCTATTTTTCTTACCTGTGTTTATGGGTGCTTCATGTAAAATGTTAGATGGGAATACAAGTAAATCTCCTTCCCTGACAACAGGTTGATATTTTAGATTTTCACCTGTAGCAGCTTCTAAAAAGGGGCAATGAAACTTAGTTGCTTCATGCTCTCCTGCATCATAATCAACATACAAGATGGCAGAGTATCCTGTAGCACCATGATTATGTGGTCCGTGATAATCGCCTGGTTTTGATAGTTCATACCAAATTGAGGTAATCATTACGGGGCAGGGATAAGTCTGTGAAAAATCTCTCATCTCATCATCAATACAATCCGAGATTACAGGCATATATTCAGGGATGCCACCATTATCATAGAAGTCAGTATACTTATCCAAAGGAAGCACTTTCATAATTGCTTCTTTCTTTGCTGCCCAATTCTGTAGACTATATTGTCTAAAAGGAATCTTGAAGAGATAGTCTCTTGCGTTACTCATAATATTTCTGGGGTTTGTTGTGTAGAGATACTTAAGGTAACTCTAGCAGAGTGAACATCAGGATCATGATATACACCAGCAGGTATATACAACGCATCACCTGGTTCTACAATATGTATTGCACCATCATCAAACTTATATGAGACCTTTCCGATAGCACCAACGATCAAAACATTCACATCATCATTGTGACGACCAAATGTTGTTGAACCTTTAGCAAAGGATGTATATAAATGACAACTGGTTGTTGTCCAATCATTCTCAATCTCTTTTACTGCATCAAATATGGTCCTAGTTTGATTTTCATTATGGAGAACAATAGTTGGTATTTTGTGTCCGTGAACACTACATGTACCAAGTTCAAATTCATTCTCCATTTTGCGAATAACATCATTCCATGTTATTTGCTTTGCTAATTGATAGCGATTTTTATGGAAGGTAACCATTCTTTTCTAACCACTCACGAGTCAATGGTGTAGGTTCATAAACTTTCCACATTTCACCTGCTGCACATGCTTGAAGTGCTGCTTGTGTCATGCCTTCAGTCTTACCCGCCCAGAATGCTTCCTTTTCCCAAGGAATTGCTTTGGGCATGTTCTTATATGTATCACTCGCAATGTCCTGCCAAATTTGAGGAACTTTGTCTTCATCCATGATGATAGCAATCATACTATTATCAATAGTTCCTGCCATACAATCTTGTGCAGCGTGCCATCCTTCGTGCCTAGTAACACTCATGAGCACATGAGGACGATGCATGAATCTTTTATTCAGGAAGAAGTTATTACCAACAGTGTAATATACACCGCGATGTCCCACAGGAAAATACTTTTCTTCTGCTAAGTATACTTCAATACCAATCTGTTCAAATGCGAGCATGATTTGATCAAACTCTCTAGAAACAGTATCCCAATTAGAATCTGGAAAATGATGCCGTAGATCACCAGATGAGTATATTCTATGCACATCTTCTGTACATTCTCTCATCATCATGCATCCTTGTGCATGGGGTGTGTACCATTCATTTTTTCGGATTGGGTCTGAAAGGGCAGGTAGGACACCCACCCCCACAGCAACCGCGCTGGCAGCAATAAATTTCCACATAATGTTCCTCGATAATGTATTCATGGGCAAAGAGGGGATCGAACCCCCGACAACCTCGGTGTAAACGAGACACTCTACCGCTGAGTTATTTGCCCAATCTAATGTATTTGTAAGTGGTATGCGATCCCCACTTCATGTTGCCTTCTTCGTCGTATCCTTGATCTTTACTATGTAGTTTGTCTCCAAAAAGACGATACTCGGATACAACACGATATCCTTTAGCACCAGTACACTTATCTCCGATCAAACGACCGTTCCATGAAGTGCCATCGAACGTAAATATCATATCACAATTTTCCGATCTTGTCCAATTAAGATCATAATTCTCCACAATAAATTCCGTATCCGACACCTCTACAATTTTGTGGTATCTTTCTCGATACGGTTTAGTTGGTCCTTCTCTTCTGTAATAATTTTTTGAATGCAACCCACCATCAATTTTCTTCCATTCTATCTCACTAGAAGAAAATAAATGGGGTGCAGATTGTGCTTGATATCGGTTCGTCCAGTGTCCTAAGAAATATTCCTCAATCGTCATAAACAAGACATTCAGGTTCAGAAGGATTCTGATCACAATAAAGTTCCAAGTATGTTGGATCGTGATGATCTCCTGCTGCAATCTCTTTTTTATGGTGCTCTACATACTCTTCCAACTCATGCAGTTCACCTTCAATGTGACGACGCATTTGCGGATTAGTAGTAGGATCTCCGAGAATCTCTTTGTCCTTTTCGATATGCTTTTCGATGGATTCCATATGGTATACAAATGATACGTTATTATTTATATGAAGAGTCTTATCAACCCTCACAAGGTTATTTTAGTGCTAATTGGGTTGATTGTCAAGTGTTATGGTGGGAGAATAGAATCTTTTAATAGTACAAGTTCTGTTTTGTGCTGACTGCCGTTGACAATCTTGTGTGCCACCGACGCGATCAGATATCTACCACTATATCTTTTATCTATCTGTGTTCTACCAGGATTCTTAAATGTGCCAGGTATATTCAAATTTACACCTTTACCTGCATACAGATCTAAGTTACCAGGTATCTCTATCCTCAGTTTAAAATTCTTGATAGACTCAATTCGCATATATTGATATGCTTGAAGTTCTACTAATTCTTCGTAGTTTTTCTGAGGATTATTTTTATATTTTTGATCAAAGATTTGATTAGATAATGCACTATAACGAGTTCTCTTTGGATAATCAGTCATTGCTTGAATCTGCTTATCCATAAAAGCAATAGGATTCTTAGTCTTTTTAGAATTCAAATGCTCCATCGATTGCCAAATATCTTTGATACCATATCGATATGCATCAACAGACATGTCTGTACTTAAACCAAACTTAGAAGATGTAATAGTAACAGGGTCAAATCCTACACTATATCCTGACCATGCACCATGCCTTAAACCCATCAAGAAGTTTCTTTCTTCTGGGAATACTAATGCATCAATTTTATATTGATCGTCACCACCTTCATCCATACTTTTTTGAGAATATGTGTAAGTATATAATTGTGCTTCTCCCGTTTTCCAATTACTCTTTGTAGTTTTCTGATTGTTTACATCCTCAATCATTTTATCGACTGATTGAAAATTATATCCTAAGGCATTTTCCCAGAAACAAAAACCATTTTGCAGATTTCCACCTTTCTTTGCCTTTCTAATTGATCTTTGCGATAACCAGTAGATTGTATCGAAAGGACGCCAGTTAGTTGCAACAAATTGTTGTTTGTTAATAGTTTCTTCTAAGAATACATTTTTCTTAGTCTGTAAGAATCTTTTATCAGTTAATAACTGCTTGATAATTTCAGATGATTCCGTCTTACCACCAAACACTACATGACTATGACCAAATATATTACCAATTTCATTCTTTACAAATTCATCAGAGCAACAGTTCAACATAAACATGTCTTGACCGCTAGTATCTCTAACTCTAGATACAATTTCATATGAACGCACAAAATATGTACGATCAATAATAGGACTTACCAATTGAATCTTTAATTGTTCAGATCCTGTAAATGCACCAATAGCACCTGCAGCGTCTTGAACGACTAGTTTAATCTCAATTGTTGCTGATGTAATACTTTCAATAACTTCTACACCAATGATAAAATCAGCGATATTCGCTTCACCTTCAGGGTTAGTTACTAATTTTCCATCTCTATAGACATAGACTCTATAGACGATCTCACCAATTTTCTCTCTAGGTAATGTCATCGGAAGATTTTATTGAATATATTTTGTGTAGATCCAAGCATAGCGGCAGTTGTTCTGGCAACGGTGCCACCGCCACCAGCAGCAACAATGTTTTGTCCACTAGCTTGACTTTGTGCCATCATTTGCATTACCGCCTGTTGTGCCGCTTGAATCGCAGCACGATTACCAGCGTTGGATGTTTCAACAGCTGATATCACACCTTGAACCATGCCTTGTGTTCTATCATTTATATCAGCACGAGCAGAGTTTCTTTTCTTTGTTGCTTCTACCAAAGCACGTTCTTCCTGAATTGATCTAAAGTTACTAGCACCGCCACGATACATTGTACCCATCGGAGTCAATCCCATTCGTTCTTCAATAGACCTAGAATCTGATGGAGTAAACCCTGCTGTCAGACTGTTAATGAAAGCAGATCTATCTTTCTTTGCCTGATCTTCAGAGCGTTGACTTTCTTGCTGACCTTCACCAACATGCCCATTAAGACTGTTACCACCTTGATAAGGACTACTTGGAGCTGCTAAGATTGGTGTAGTACCTGCTTTAGGACCAACATACTTAAAGTGAGCACTTTCAGCATTATGGTTGTAAACATATTGCCAACCATATTGTAAACCATTTGCCTTTAACCATTGATATCCTTCACCATTAATATCAAGTGCTTCTCCAAATAAGTGATGTGATTCTGGATGTCCGCCAATAGCAGTATTTTTTGCTCTACTTCTACCAGAACTTGCAACAAATGATGCTAAGTCCATACCAGAAGCTTTCATTGCTGCAGCAAATTGCTCTGCTGCTGGTTCTGACAATACAATAGGTCTATTACTTTGATCTTTTGTACCTTCAATAGTAAATCCAGAACCTGTCTCAGGGTGAGTTGCTGGTTTGATAGTCCCTGATGCATTTTTATTTGATTTTGTAGTTGGTCGTTCCTGAGAATCATCACCAAAACCAAGGAAATTCTTTAACCTTCTAAAGTTATTTGTAAAGAAATTACCACCACCTTGAGGTCTGTTTCCACCAGTATTTTGACCAGATGTTAGAGGAGTAGACTTCATGTTCTTAACATCAAATCCACCAACTTTCAATGCTTCAACCATTCCTTTACTATATCCATCAGTGGTATATCCCAATCTAATATTAGCAGGATCCGCATTAGGTGAGTATGCTTTTGCTACAGCAGCAATACCATCTAAGGGATTACCAAAGGCATTATAGTTTTCGGGGTGTCTATTTACATCATGCCATAGTTTGATATTATCTTTTACTGAAGTGAATAAGTTATCATATTTTGTCCAACCTACAGAGAATCCATCCCTAGGGATAGTACCAAATCCTCTATTACCAGTTTGACCGAAAGCGTTAGTTCTATTTGTGCTATTATAAACACTCCTCATGTTAGGATCTAAATATCCTGTTTCATGCATTGCTTGAGCAGCAACAATTTGAGGGAATTTTGCTCCGCCTGCTTTCTTTGCTAACTTGTGTACATGATCAAAGGCACCTTTCTTAGAAAGTTTCTTACCTGCAGGTAAAGTTCCTCCTTGAGAGAAACCAGGTAATCCAAATCCTCCAGATTTTGCTTCACCAATTCTTTTATTGGTGAGGTTGGGCATTCTCTTAGTCGCAGGAGTGTCAAAAGGAACAACAAATGCTCCACCATCTGCCTTTCTAGCAACGTATTCAGTACCATGACCAATGAATGCTGTACTTTGACCACCATCAAGTGATACGGGATAACCAGACTGAGGTCCGCTAATCCATCCACCTGCCGCTTTTTCTTCGGGTTTACCCATCCCAAAGAACTTTTTAATACCACCAAAGAAGTCACTTAGAGGAGTAGATGATTCTTCCCCTGATTTAGTATCGTCCTTATTACCTTTATTCTCTTCTTTTGGTGGTGGTTCATCGCCAACACGATTACCAGATGTCATTAATGCAAGACTTGTACCAGTCACGATAAGACCAGTAAGACTTCTTTTACCAAATCTCTTTCCTAGTCTTGTCTTACTTGCCAGCAACTTATTTCTGAAGAACATCAGAACTGCGCCGAAGTCCTTGACAATATTCATTGGGTTACTTAACCAACGAATTCCAAGTAATAAAGTTCCTAGTCCTGCCGCGGCCTGTAGTAATCCGCCAAGTTTTTCCCACCAACTAGTTTCGTCAGATAATAATGTATAGAGTCCTTCAATGGTATTGACTACACCAAACTTAGCAACATCAAATATAAATTTGGCGATTGTTACCAGTGTATTAACAATATTCTTGACTTTCTTTTGATTTTCTTCCTTAGATAACCATTCTAATGCTGGACCGATAATAGCAATCTTCAAGAGACCACCTAACAATCCAAGTAGACCCTCTAAGAAATTAGGAACTCTCGCTTTAGATAATGCAGCAATAAAACCACTACCCCTTTTAGCATTAGGTGTAGTATAGTTTGGTTTAAATTTTACTCTATTCTTCTCTGCTAATGCTAATTGACCTAACTGAATCTTCTTAATATCTCCTACTACCTTCGCAAGGGAATTAAGAGTATTACCTAAATTATTTGTCGCTTGTACGTTTGCATTAATAGTTTCTACAACTGCCCGATTTTCTTCAGACACTTTCTTAGTTCCGCCCACCGCAGCGGGTGAAACGAACTTATAAAAATTAATTTTAGCGCCTTTTTGTACGGTTGCCATTTAATTAAATCTTGCTCAGTGTAGTTTCTACTGCTCGTACTACTTTTGTTCTCTCTATATTTATAGGTACTGCCTGAAGAATAGGTTCGATCTTCTCGATAATAAGAGGAATAGGTACGAAATCTAATGCTTGTTTTAAAGCATATTTTGCTGATAGTCCATCCTTACTTAATGCTTTAGTTGCAACATTATCAACTGTAGCTAAGACTTTCTGATCAATACCTAATTCAGCACCAATCATTTCGATTGCTTTAGTAGGATCTCCACTACTCATACCAGTAATTGCATCCACTAGACCGCCAAGTCCAAAGTGTTGAGCAGCACCTTTAATCATTGATGATGGATTGAATCCACCTGAAAGTACACTATCTGCTAAGTTTGCTAGGTCAGGACTGATCATTCCTAATCCACTCTTGATAGCACCACTAAAATCACCACCTAAGATTTGTTGACCTAATGAACCAACAGGTCCACCAATCATACCTAATCCTATATTTGCGGCATTCATGAAGTTGCCTGTCATCAAGTTTTGTCCTATCTGACCTATAGGACTATCAAGGAATCCAGTAACTTTATCTAATACACCATTAACACCTGCCATCATGCCAGGTGCAAAATGGTTCAGTCCCATCATAACTGCACCCATCGGATTACCCGATGCGAGAGATGATATAGCACCGATGCCACTTACAATAGGTGCAGCACCAGGAATAAACATTGCTGCTGTTCTAACAAGTGGATTGTTTACAACACCACCAACAAAATTACCTACGCTACTAACAGCATTACTAACACCCTTTACGACACCACTAACTGCCCTACTGATGCCCTTTACAATACCACCCAAGAAATACTCTTGAGGTTCTTGTACAGCACCACCAATAGATTTGCCTTCACCTGGTGGTTTGTCCTGCTCCTTTGCCTGACCAAAAATTGCACCAATTTCATCAAAGGAAGGTAATTTTTCACCAATAGACCTCAATCCATTTTGAAGACCACTCATGCCAAGTTTGGCAATTAATGCATCCTCGGGTTCTCTAGGATCAAAATCAGGAAAAGCCATACCTGCTAGATCTCTAGCAAGCATGAACAGGTCAATACCAAATGAAATTCCAGAACCTGGAGCGAACCCCAGTGGAGGAACAATAAAGGGTGCTGATGATAAGTCGAATAAAGCAGAAGCAAAATCAAATACTGAACCAGTAGGATCATTGCTAGTTAATCTGTCATAGGCAGAAACAAGACCAAATATACCACCAATAATTGGCCAAGCATTTGGACCAATTTTTTCCATGGCAGCGGAACCAAAGTCTCCAAGACCTTTGATACCGTTTTTCTTTAGTGCTTCGACTAATTTCCCTACATAAGGAATCTTTGTTAATGAATCACCAAACTTTGCTCCAAGACCCATAACAAATTTTATGGGTTTCTTTAGGTTTTCCATTAAAGGACCAACCAGTTTCTCCATTATGAAGTTTTTACCAGCAGTACCTAACTCATTAACCATATTGCCAAACTTGGCAAATTGACTACTGATACCATTACGAACTGCTGTTGCTTTTTCTACAGCAAATTTTATAGCAGAATCTGCTGCTTTTTTGAAGGTAGAACCCTCTTGGAAGGTTATATTTCTACCTGTAATTTCAGCACCAGCTCTAAATGCAGTCCCCTCTTGGAAAGTAAGGTTTTTCCATGAAGTATCAAGGAAACCGAATAAACCTTTTGTTATCTCTTGACCTTTTTTCTTTGCATCTCCTAATAGGTTTGTACCTATCTCTGTAGCATCATCTAATAATTTTTGCCCTGTTTCTACAACACTAGTTCTTTTAGCCTCATCAAAACCAATAGCATCGGCAAGTTCGAGAGAGCGATCAACTGTAGCATTCCAAAGATTTTTTGGATCTAGGTTTTGGAATAATTTTTGTGTTTTCTCAGATTTTAATACCTTATCCGCCTCAGTTGACATACTATCAATGAGACCTGTACCAAAATTTTGAAGTCTTTTGATTTGTTTGGAACTATTATCTACAAGATTACTTAATGGACCAGGTTTATTTCCAAGAAGTTCATCAACATATTTGTCATATCCACGTCTATTGTCTCCAAACGGATTCAGAGTCCGAACACCAAGAGCACTCCTAAGAGGTTTCTTAAGATTCTCAAGTTGGTTACTAAGGAATCGAGTAAATCTGTTTCCTTTTGGTTTTGGTTTCTTTGGTTTTCCGTCTGGTCCTAGCTCATCAGCACCTGGTTTTGGTCTTTTATTTCTTCTATTGGGATCTGGATCTGGAACCTCATCTGCCAGATCGAGCAGACCTAAAATGTCAGTAATTAAACTGAATGGATTCATCAGGTATTTCAACCCAATAATTCCAAGCATCATATCACCCAGACCCTTCAGTCTGCTACCGAAGTCTCCATCTTCTGCGAATAATGCTGACCATCCATCTAAGACTTTGTTCGTTAGTGTGGATGCCCAAGAAAATAACTTATCAAAGACAAATAATGCCTTATCTAAAAATGTTGCTAACTTTTCTCTATTTGATTCGTCACTAACCCAATCTAATATTTCATTGGTGACAGCGAAAGCGCCAAGTGACAGTAAAAAATTACCTACGGGTCCTAAGAATTTTTCAACCCATGAAAAACCGCCTTTAAGACTCTTTTTTGCTTGATTCTTTAGTTTACTACCAACTCTTGCTTTACTTGCCTTTTTAATTGCGCCTTTCTCTGCCGCATCTTCTGCCCTTTGATCTGCTTCTCTTTGGGTTCTCTGTCTTTCTGCACGTTCTCTTAACTTATCATTCTTCACCATCTTGATATTGATCATCTCAATATCTTTGACTAGCGATCCAATACCCTCAACAGTTTTACCTAATCTATTTGTTGCTAAAACTTGCTTTCTGGCTGCAAGAACAACAGGTGACTTTATGGAGGAAGTACCTGGATTATAAAACTTGAATGGTTGTATTTTAGTGCTAGCCACTCTTCGCCTGTTGCTCCTTCATTCGGTTTTCTTCTTCTTTGAGGAAATTGACTAATAGATTCACATAAATCTCTTTCTCCCAAGGCATTAAATTATCAATGTACTCAGGATTCCACTTATGATGATGCATTAAGGCAAAATTGCCCTCATAATATGCCCGAAGGTTTGTGTGCAGGAGGGCTATGCGAAAAAACTCGCCAGTCCTTCTAGAACAACTTCACTTTTCACGTTAGTTTTAGGGTTAGTAACCTCAACGGTATGAGACAATTTTGGCATGGTTTCAAAGAACTCTTGAACCTGTGCGAATTGCTTACTATTCAGATTATCCAAAAACTCAACTTTCTCATCATCTGTAGCATCATTACAATCATATACCTGTTCTTCAGTAGCAATAGTCACCATGCATGATGCCGCCATTGTGAATACGGTATCTACATCTGGACCACTATCACCAAAATTCAACTTAACAAAGGTATCAAGTCTAGGATAGTCAAATGTGACTGCCATTTCATCAGAAAGTTTGATTTCTTTCTTATGCTTTTTATCCTTAACTACTTTGATTTCGTCAAGAGGAATTGAAACTGTTACTTCAGTCTCACCATCATCAGGACAAACAACTGTTGCTTGAACAGACTCACCAACTGACTTAGTACGAATTTGCAAGAACAAGAATTCAATGTCGAATGTTGCAAGTTTATCAATATCTTGAATATCGGTACATTCTCTAAGAATGCCCTTGATAGTCTCAAGTAGTTGTTCTTGATCACCAGTTTCGGTTGCTACTAGGAGCAACTTCTCTTCTTTTACAAGAAAAGGTCTGTAGTTAACAATAGTCTTACCGTCAGACGGCAATTTCACTTTGTACTTAGGTACATTTAATTTAGGTAATGCCATAGAAATTCAATTCAGTAATAGTATTTAGGCGGTTCCCAAGAGGGAAGGTAAGAATCCAGAGAACAAGGTAACTGCATTTCTACTAGTATCAGTGCCTGTGAAATTATCAAAACCAGAAGGTGTTGTTAAATCACGGACTAAACCAGGATCATCAAATTGATCTTCAGTGAAGAAACGGTATCTTTCATAGTAGAAACCTACCTGCATGTTCAAAGTTTTTGCAGTAGCATTATCAAGTCTAACTGATCCGATGTTATATGGGAATACATTAGACAAGATGTAACATCCAGTCAATTTGTATTTTCTAGCGAGTAAGAAGGGATTACCTGCTTCTCGTAATGCTCTAATCAATTTAGGATCGGTGTATACATAATCACCGCCACCTCTCTCCCACTTATATATGACAAGAGAGGGACAAACATATTCATCATAGTACCTAGTATATTGAGAGGCGTCACTTGCCATCAATTGTGTCCACCTTTCAAAGAAGACCCTAGTTCTCATAGATCTAGGAATCAGGAAATTAATATTGATCTGACTGAAAGCAGTATTGGTTGCATATTTAAAAGGAGATCCAACAGCTTGAACTTGACCAGTAGTTATCTGCTTACTAGGAAGTTGTACTGTATTTGCATAATAATCTAAGAGTGTATCTAATTCACCCTCTACTTGCATTCTATTTGTGTTAAAGTTACCACCACCATTTATCAACATTCTAGGTGTGGCAAATTTCACTGAAAAAAGGTTAGAGAAACTTGGTGAGTTGTCTCTTTCCTTTGAAAATGCCATGAACTCTTGAAAAGAGTTATATTTCGCTCCTTGTGGATTTGGGATTCCCATTAGATTTTAAGTTCCTTTTCTGTAATAATTTTGAATTCCCATTGTCGATCTAAACAGAATTCAGTTGCAGCTTTCCATTTCGCTTTGTTTACGCTCCAAGTCACGACCTCATTAATATACTTCTTAGTCATCCGTTTTTGTGTTTTAGGTTCTTTTGTCTGCCTAAATGGTTTAACTTCGACTAAATACTTTTTACCATTGATTTTCATGTAAAAATCAACGAAGTATCGATGGTATTTATTATCAACTGGAGATCTGTAAGGAATAACAATTTCCTCACTGCTCCACTCTTGTACGCTAGGTGTTGTATCACACCAAAGCATGAATTTATATTCCCATGATGAGCGAAATATGATCTTATGGGGATCACCCTTATATTTGCGCGGAAACTTAGGACGATAAGTGCCTTGGTAATATCGCATAAATATATAGAGACCACTGTAGTATTTATATCGATAATGGCATCATCTACTCTTAGATATCCTTTGTCACCTCCTGTAATTGGCAATTCAGTGGGTGATGGACCAACACAGGCAGTGGATTATGTAATGTTTCGTCGGAAACGAATTAATTTTGAAGAAGGTGGCAGTAAAGGTTATAATCAATTAAATTTACCTGGTAATAAAGTATCATTCACTCATAATGACGTTTCGGTATATCTTGCTATGCCGCAACAACTAGCAACTGCTTACAATCCAGCATATACAACCCAAAATTTGGGTGTTGGTGGTATGGCAATGGCAGGTTTAGATGTTAAACTAAATGCAGAGGGAGATGATGCGGGAGTTCTTGATGGTATCGTTGAAGTCCTACAAAAAGCAGCTGGTAATGCTAGACCAGAATTTCTAAATGCTGCAAAAGCGCAAATTGCTAACTCTGCTAGTCAAATGTTAGGTATTGGTGGAAATATTAACGCTAATACTATTGCACAAATTTCAGGTGGAAAGGTCTTTAACCCATATACTGAACAATTGTTCAATAATATGACATTTAGATCTCACTCATTCAACTTCAAGTTGTTTAATAGAAGTCCTGAAGAGGCGAGAGAAAATTTTAATATCATCAAGTATTTTAAGACAGGTGCCGTTCCCATCCTTGGTAAAGGTGCTAGTCGTTTTATTGAAGTACCTGATAAGTTTGATATTAAATTTGTTCGTATGAATCCTGAAAGGACTCAATTTACTGATGCTAACGACTTACATTTTAAGATTTTTACCTCTGTTTGTGCAGGTGTAAATGTAAACTACACTCCAGACGGTCAATATAATGCATTTGCAGAAACTTCTATGAGTTTGGAGGATGGAAAAGGAATGCTACAAGTTCCTGCTGTAGTATTAACTCTAAATTTCTTAGAGACTAGATTCGTAGGTCAAGAAGATATTGTGGAGGGATATTAATGTCATACTTTTCAAAATTACCAAACGTATTCATTGGAGAGGGAGTTACGGATGACGAACTCTTCAAATACAGACTTACTAAGAATTTATTCCGAAAAGTAAGATCTAGACCCGACTTGAATAAGTATGTAACCTTCTTTGAGGCACATTCGGTCAAAGATAATGAAACTCCTGCTTCTATCGCATTTGATTTATTTCAGGATTCTCATTTTGATTGGACTATTCTATTAATTAACGATATTACTGATTTCTACGAGCAGTGGCCAAAAGACTTAAATACTCTATCTGAGTATGTACAAACCAAATATAACGATCCAGATGATGTTCATCATTACGAAACTAATGAGATTTTATATAACGACATTACATTCATTAAAGCAGGTGTTCAAGTAACTGCTGACTATCGTTGCGTTTTACCTGATTTAACAACAAAAACTGCTGAAGAGAGTCGTTATCCAGTTTCTAATTATGAGCACGAATATTCCTTAAATGAGGAAAAACGTCAAATTCTGATTCCTACGAATGCAGTCATTGATATGATGATTGAAGAATTTGAAGATTTAGTTGGATATGAACCACATGCTGAACTTGATGAATTAGGCAATAAAAAGACGCCTCTTAGTATTGCGTCTCGTTTCCTTAATAATATTGGTTCCCAGAATTTCCAAAATACTGGATTAATTACTAATAATGGTAATGTTGGTGCTATCACTTATGATGATGGTCCTACGAATATCGGATCTTCTAGTCAGGTTGGAGTTGCAACATCAACGACTACAACAACATCTAATGGTGGCGGTGGTGCAGTTAGTACATCATCTTCATCTTCTCCAAGTCCCTCTCCTTCTCCTTCCCCTTCACCATCTCCATCGCCTTCTCCTCAAAGTGGCGGATCTGGCGGATCTGGTTACGGATACTAAAAAACCTTAGAGACCCAATTTTTGCCGCGATTTTTTTTGCGACTTTTTGGGAATCTAAGGTCGATTTTCGTTTTGGGGTCAACCCCCGTCGATATCACATCCAACTACTGCACCGCCGACAATACCTAGTGGGATTGCCCACCAGCGACCGTCACCACGGGACAGAGCAGCACCTGCTGCACCTCCTGTAATACCACCAAGGACTGCACCTTGAGAACAGTCATTACCATCTTCATCGTGATGTAACTGATCAGGGAAACGTTTCTCTGGAAGATCATACAGTTTAGGTCCTTGCCCCGCACATGGAACTTCAACCTTCTCTCTGTAAGAACTCACATAACCAGGTCTCCTTGAGTTACCAGGAATATATTCTTCACGATATTCATATCGATAACAAATGTTTTCTGAAGCAAAACCATGATCAGATTTGTAATCACGGTATGCTTTGTAGTTTGAGTAGTCACCAGTTGATTGGTAATTAACCCTAGGACCACCTGCCATGGCAGGACCAGCAAGAAGCAAAAGTGCTAAAGGAATGAGTTTCATCTTAAATACTTGTCCATTCTAAGTTTGATGTAATACATCCCGATCACCCAGACCGAGAAGAGGAACCCCTCGCCATAAGACATGGAGTTCCAAGCGCCAACTGCACTGTCTAGCATCGCCAGAGTATCTGGCATTGCTAAAACTTCTGTACCCATTACTCTTCCTCAGCGAGACGAGCGAAGTAAGACATACCATCCTCTTCATCTTCTACGGGAGCAGCAGCAACTGCTTTCTCTCGGAAGTCCTTGACCTCTGCTGCCCAATCAGGTTGGTTAGAGTTCACGGTGATGTCAGGAGCATTGAATCCACGACCTTCAGACTCATCCTCAAGGGACTCATCGATACGAACGGGAGCAGCAGTGCGTCCCAGAACAAGATCAAGACGTGCCTTGAGTTGTTCGTAAGATTTGAAGTTCTTGGTGTCTTCAAACTCTGCAAGAGAGTATGCGTCCTTCCAGATAGATTCGAGTTTATCATCAGCGAAGTTACCGAGAGTGCTAGGAGCAGCAAACTCAGACTTATCATAGTTCCAGTATCCATCGACCTTGCGGATCTTC